GTACGGCTATTATAGGCGTGCTTGTGAAGATGCTATGGGGGGTATGAACATGACGATTGAGTTTTGGAAAGCGGCTGGTATTCGTGCGATCAGGACTGTAGCCCAGACTGCTGTGGCTATGATTCCTGTATCCGCTTTGATTACCGAAGTAGACTGGCTGGCTGTCCTGTATACATCGGCTCTGGCTGGTGTGGCATCCATCCTGACGAGTATTGCGACAGGATTGCCTGAAGTCTAAGAAAGCGAGGTGGCTTAATGCTACCAGATTATGAAATAATCCAGCACAAGATATACGACGTTCCGAGCATTAAGATATACCCCGTCTTCGATGTGCATCATGGCTCTCCAGAAAGCAGGATGGACGACTTTATTAAATTCGTTAATCATGTAGCGGAGACTCCGAACGAATACGTCATCCTTGGGGGCGACTTAATCGATAATGGCACAAAATCAAGTGTGACGAACTGCTTTCGTGCGACCATCCCTCCGAGCCAACAGAAGAGGGAAATGGCGAACATCCTCGCTCCGCTTGCAGAAAAGGGCAAAGTGCTTGGAGCCACTACCGGAAATCACGAGCGGCGCAATAGAGATGTTGATGACGACCCTGTTTATGATATTTGCTGCAAGCTTGATATTGAGAATCTTTATAGAGAGAATGTTTGCTTTATTAAGATTCAGATGGGCAAAGAGGGAGTAAAGAGCGGTGATTACCGCCCGACCTATATGCTCGTTGTTACACACGGAACGGGTGGCGGGGTTCTTTCCGGGAGTTCTCTGAACCGCAACGAACGGTTTGGATACTCTATTGACGGCGCAGATTGCATCATAACCGGGCACACGCATAAGCCGATGACTTCCCAACCGGGTAAAGTTGTTATTGATACCAGAAACAATGTTGTTAGCGTGAAACCGTTTAAAGTGCTGGTTGCTACGAGCTGGTTAGACTATGGCGGGTATGCGGCAAGATATATGCTTCAGCCGTCTTCGTTTTGCCTGAACAGCTTAACACTGTGCGGCGATCACAAAGAAATGACCGTCACGATGTAAGGAGAAACCAATGGCATACCAAACTACAGGAACAATTACAGGCATGGATGTATTTCAGCGTGCCATCACGATGATGGACGAGCTGAACGATGCTGGCAAATACAGGCACGATGATACGGTTGAGTATCAGAACAGAACCCTCGCAATCCTCAACATACTTCAAGGCGAGTTGTACTTCTATTCTGATACTTTCCCGAAGTGGCAGGAGTGGGAAAACGGTAGACGGCCTGTCCTCATGCCTCTTGAAGACTTGTATACAGCCATCGACCTTGATGACTACTGCGCTGGAACAGTCATGCCTTATGGTCTTGCCGCACACTTGTTGCTGGACGAGAACCCGACTGCTGCCGGATACTTCCAGCAGAGATATGAAGAACTGCTCAGAGGACTTATGGTAGGCAGAGGCAAGATGACGGTTAGCGAAGATATCGAAGATATCTATGGGCCTCGTGGCGGTATTAATCCTTATAATGAGTTTAGTGGGTGGAATTAATGACGAAACCCATCCTGACTCCTGAAAAGCTGAGGAAGAGTATTGATGACTACTTCGATACTCTTCCCGCAAGCACATTCCCGGACTATGCCGGGATGCTGTTGGCGCTTGACTTGTTCCCGGAAGAAGTTCAGGTGCTATGTGACGAAGAGAAAACTAAGAGAGCGCCGGAGTTCAGGCGGGTGTTCCAGTACGCAGAGCTGAAGCGAGAGAGCTGGCTGGCTCGCATTGCAGCATCAGACAGCAAACTTGCATCCGGCGCTTTTAACCTTTTGAAGCAAGAAAAGAACGGTGGCTATACTACGGTATCAGCCCCCAATAAAGGAAACACATTGCGCCTAATCTCTGACGGTGTAGGTGGCATGGATGCTTTTAAGTGAATCAAACTCTTCGGCGCGCAGAGAGTTTGAAATATTATTCATGAGGTGAATTCTAAATGAATTCAAACGGCGGTAGTTCTTTCTTCGGCTCAGATTGGCTTGGTGCCTTTCTGATTATTGCCATCTTGTTTGGCGGTGGATTCGGCTTCGGTGGAGGCAGAGCCCCCATGCCCGATGTGGCTACAAAAGAGTACGTGATGGATACCGTGAACAATCAGGGTATTCAGAATCAGCTTCAGCAGATCCTCTTGTCTTCGGCTAACAACAACTACGAACTTAGCCAGAGGCTCAATGACCAGACGATGGCGCTGACGAACTTCGGCTATCAGCTTCAGAATCAGATTGCTCAGATCGGATTCCAGATGGAAAATTGCTGTTGCAGTATCAAGACTCAGATGCTTCAGGACAAATACGAGAATCTTGAAAATCTGTATCGGACTGCACAGAATGAGATTTCCAATGCACAGCAGAGCCAGTATATCCTTGGGGCTCTTGGACGTTTTGTGACTAACCCGCCTGTTGCTGCTGCGGCTGCGGCTGGTTCTTAATTGCTTGTGGGGGCAGGCGGGTTTCTGCCTGCCCCTTTCTGAAAGGAGATAAAAATGAAAGTTGTTGAAGAAATTAAAGAGATTGCTCGCTACATTGATGAGGAGCTTGGCGATTCTCAGAAGTATGCGAAAAAGGCTCTCTGCTATAAAATGGAAGATTCTCAGCTTGCTCAGATGTATTTCCAGCTCTCGACTGAAGAGATGGATCATATGAACAGACTACATAATCAGGTGATAAAGCTGATTAAGAAAGCTAAGGAAGAGGAAGTAAAAGTCGCAGATGCAGTTGAAATAGCCTATGATATGCTCCATGAGAGACTGATCGAATGGTCTAAAGAAATCAAGGTTATGCAGAATATGTTTCGGGAGTAAAGATCATGTTTCAGAGAATGCGAGGAGCAGTTTCAATAACGGTGGATGGTATCGACCTTACAACGGTAACAGACATCGAGGTGGAACTGATTCAGGAAGATACAGGAGTGGAGATGCTGTTTACCGGGGGCGAGGTAGTTATAACAGGCGAAACGGCACTAACTGTAACGATCCCAAAAGATGTAGCAATGGCACTGGAAGTCTCCCCGCTTCGAGGTCAGGTAATGTTTACGAGGGACACGGGTCTGCCAGATGCCACAAAGCCGTTTACCGTTCCCGTAAGCGAATTAATTAAGGAGTCTGGATATGGCAGTTAATGCGACAGTTGAAGAACAGGCTGTTGTTAATGCGAGTGTTTCTGCGAGAGCCACGGTTACTGCGGGGAAATCGGATACCTCTTTCCTCAAAGGCGATAAGGGCGACAAAGGCGATCCGGGCAGAGCCGCAACGATTACCGCTGGGAATACTACAACGCTGACACCCGGAAGCGACGCTACTGTCACAAACAGCGGAACAAGTCTCGATGCCGTGTTCAACTTCGGGATTCCTGCCGGGTTCGACGGACAGGATGGTCAGGATGGGCAGGATGGGTTTTCTCCTGTTGTATCGTCCGAAGCCATCACAGGCGGTCACCGTATTACCATCGAGGATGCGGAAGGCACGACAACTGTCGATGTAATGGATGGCGTGGATGGGCAAGACGGTCACGACGGCGTTGGCATCCCGGCGGCAGGCACGACCGGGCAGTTGCTGGCTAAGAAGAGCAATACCGATTACGATTCGGAATGGGTAAACGCTCCGGCTGTTCCGTCTGCGGCGACAGCTACTCCTATAGTGGACGGAACTGGTGCTGTCGGAACATCTGCCAAGTATGCGAGAGAAGATCATGTTCATCCAACTGATACAAGCCGAGCAAGTGCTACGGATTTATCAACGCTTTCTGGGGCGTTCAAGGCATTCACGGTTACACTTTCCTCATCTGGTTGGAGTTCCAACACGCAGACGGTTAGTGATGCAAAGTTTATCGCATCTGGATACTCTTACATTGTTTCCCCGGCAAGTGCGAGTTTTGCGGATTATGGTGCGGCACAGGTTTACGCTGACGATGTAAGCACAAATGGAAGCATGACATTCCATTGCACGGATGCACCGTCAAGCAATCTAACCGTTAATGTGGTAAGGGTGGTGGCATCATGAGTATTACGTTAAACATGGTTTGTGGTGGTGGTGGCAACACAGATGTGTATGCGCTCATAGCCGCAACATATCCGTCTGGCAGTATCTGTACGGCAACAAACGGATCAATAGTATTGACAGCAACAGACCAAAGCGGATTTTTCCTTTTTGTTATTCCGACTCCAACAAGCGTCCCAGAAACATGGACAGTTTCTTGCACAGATGGGGTTGACAGCAAAAGTAAAACGGCAACGATTTCGTATATTGGACAAGCAATTTTCTTAACGCTTGCATACTCGCTTGTCCTATTTGAAAATGGCTTAAGCTATACTGGACTTGGAACATGGCAGAACATTTCAAGCTGTTCGATTGACACAGAAATCAAGGCAACAACCAGAAATGCTTCAAACGGCAACTACTGGTCATATTCCGATAAGATTGACTTGGGGAGTGACCCTCTGGATGGATTTACGGTTCTTAAAATAACCATGAAAATAACGCAAGTGAATAGTGCCGGGAATCGCCTTGTTAGAATTGGGTTTTTCAATGCGAAACCAACAGCGGGTGGTTATGACGGCAATTTAAGCAAGATCGTTGTCGCTACAGATGCAAACGTAAACACGGAATATACTACTTACTCTTTAGATATTAGTAATGTTACAAGTTCTGTATATTTGTCCGGGTTGTCAATAGGGACATGGAACATCAGCAAAATCTGGCTTGAGTGAGGTGGCAAAAGATGAAGATTTTTTTGGACAGCGATTTCCTTGCCAAATCCGAAACGG